AATCCGAGTGCTTCCATTTTGTTTAGCACATTGCCAGTTGTTTTTCTGAATCAGTTTTTAAGGAGATTAATTCAGTCCCCACGTGCCCTTATTCCTCAGCCAACGCCTGTCAAATCCAAAAACACCCCCATATTATCAAAGAACTTATTCTGTATACAAATATAAGTATAATATTAAATATATCCAAGTTCAAGTATATTTATTTGTAATGGCTGAAAATAGTGAATTATATGATTTATTGGTTAGAGTAAAAAATGGATATGATCCAGGTTGGGCGTACTATTCAAGGTATGATGATAATTTAGATGATATTAGATTTAATGAAAAAAACCCCGGACTAAGTAGTGTGAATATTGTATTTTCTGATTATGACGATTACTTAAAATTATACTCTGATTTACTAGATGAGGATGACATTTATTATCTTAAACTATTTTTATCTAATCAATATCAAAATGATTTTGATAGATACCAATTACGAGAAGAATGGGAACAAGGATATGTTGCAAGTTATCTAAATGATGAAAACAAAGAACTTATTGATAGGATTGCGTATTTTATTTCTAAAGATTCTGTTAGAATGGATTTTACAAATAAGTCAAAATTGTTATATAAAGAATACGAAGGTGAGATAGATAATATAATGTGGGAATGGTCAGACATAGAACACAATTGTAGAATGGACATCATCCAAGATGAAATTATTGATGAATTCAGTAATAAATTTTATAATTTAGGTATTAAAGAAGTGGTACCATTATATAAATACAAATGTTCCGTTAATACCTTGATAAGGTTATTTGATATGTTTGGTTTACAAAGTGGGACTATTTTTGATTTATTTAAAAAAATATTGGAAGTTAACCAAGTATCTGTGGGTTCATATTATAATGAAATGTACTGGAATACCAATTGTACTAATTTTGATATGGAATCCTTTAATAGATCGGCAAATTGGAATTTAACAAGAATTTATGAACATATTTTAGATGATGAAAAATTTGTGGATGTTGAGGAATTTTACGATATAAAAAATGCGGTAGATAAAGAATTTGGTTTTGATAAATGGAACAAGATTAAAACTAAAGAAAATTTGTACTTTAAGGTTGATGATGTTGATCCAGCAACAAATAAAATAATCATATCTTTCAGGAATAATGAAAGTGATGACAGAGAAGAAAAACGCTCAATGACATACGATGAATTAAAACGTATGGAAACACAGTATGAATTATTTAATGAAATAAAAAAATTAAGAAAAAAAATTTTTTTAAATTAAATTAATTTCATACATTTGTGTTATGAGAGATTATGAATTATTGAAAGAGGTATTGTCGGTTCCCACAAAAACTTATCTGGAAGATTTGATGATACAATTCATATGTGATTGGTTAGATAAAAATCAAATACCATATTATGTTGATACGTTTTACAACATATACGCAACCAAAGAAACTGATGAAGATATAAAGTTCTTTCCCTGTGTTGTTGCTCATACCGACACCGTTCATACAATTGATACAATCAATGTAAGAGAGGAAATGTTGTCTGATGCTCAAGGTAATGTAAAATTATCACTTAAAGCGTATAATGATAATGGAGAACCAACAGGAATTGGTGGTGATGATAAATGTGGTGTATTCGCCTGTTTAGAGTTACTTAAAGAACTACCAAATTTAAAAGCCGCATTTTTTGTTGCGGAAGAAACAGGTTGTAAAGGTTCATTTAATTCTGACCCTCATTTTTTTGAAAACGTAGGTTATGCAATTCAGTTTGATGCCCCTGAAAACAATATGATTTCAGAATTTTTAATGGGTGTTCCTATGTTTGAAAGAAACAGTAAATTCTTTGAGGTTGGTGGAAGATTGATTACAGAACATTTTCCAAGTGACACCAAATATCACAAACATCCATATACGGATATATATCCTCTTCACAAGAGTTATAACATATCTTGTTTTAACATCTCAATTGGGTATTACAACTATCACACAAAACACGAATACGTGGTTGTTGAGGATACCTACAACGGAATAAAAGTAGGTAAGATGATGATAGAAGAGTTAGGTTACGAGAGACATTAAAAAAGGAGGTTATTGAACCTCCTTTTTCTTTCTCCCTCTTTTTTTCGGTTCATCATTAATCATTTCTTTGATATCAATGGTTCGATTTTCTTCTTCGCCTGTTACATACAAAGTGTAATTTTTATTCTCACCAACTTCATTCAATAAAATCTTTTCGGAAATTAAGTCTTCGATTTTATCTTGAATTGCTCTTTTGATTGGTCTTGCTCCATACTGTTCATCAAATCCTACTTTTGAGATGAGCTGTATAACCGAAGTATCATACGAAATATTATACTTCATATAGTTTAATCTTTTAATCAATTTATCAATTTCTAATTTAACTATCTTATCAATGTCATCTTCTTTAAGTGAGTTAAAGATAACAACGTCATCAATTCTATTTAGGAACTCTGGTGCAAAAAACTTACTCATCTCTTTTTTCAAAATATCTCTTTTGTGTTCCTCTTCAATAAAATCATTTTTTTTGAATCCAACACCTGAACCAAAATCTTGTAGTTTTTTAACCCCAATATTCGATGTCATAATAATTAAACAGTTTTTGAAATTAATTTTTCTACCTAAACTATCTGTTAAATGTCCATCATCCAATAGTTGTAATAATGTTGAAAAAATATCTTTATTTGCTTTTTCAATCTCATCAAACAAAATAACAGAATATGGTTTGTTTTTAACCTGTTCTGTTAATTGCCCACCTTCTTCGTGACCAACGTAACCTGGAGGAGAACCAATCAATCTCGAAATCGTATGTTTTTCTTGATATTCAGACATATCGACTCTAATCATATTATCTTCATTACCAAAAATTTCCTTTGCCAATTGTTTTGCCAAAAATGTTTTCCCAACACCTGTAGAACCCAAGAAAATAAATGAACCTATTGGTTTGTTTGGGTCTTTAATACCAACTCTATTTCTTCTTATTGCTTTTGAAATTTTACCAACCGCTTCAGATTGTCCAATAACAAGTTCGTTTAATGTTTGTTCTAATCCTACAAGAGACTTTGTTTCATCTATTGTTATTTTATTTACAGGTATTTTAGTCATATTAGATACAACCTCATATACTAATTCAGATGAGATTTGTTTCTTTTTGACTTTCAATTCTTCATCAAACTTTTTCTTTTCTTCCTCTAATTTACTTAAAATCTTTTTTTCTTTATCACGCAATTCGGCAGCCATTTCAAATCTTTGACTTTTAATTACTTGTAATTTTTCATCTCTAATATCTGACGCTTGTTGTTTTAATTTCTCAATTATTTCAGGTAATTTTATATCAACTTGAGCTCTTGCACCTACCTCATCTAAAATATCAAACGCTTTGTCTGGAAATTCTCTATCTGTGATATATCTATCCGCCAACTCAACACATAGTTCAAGTATTTCATTATCATACAATACTTTATGATGTTCTTCGTATTTTGGTTTACTATTTTTTAGAATTATCAATGTCTCTTCCTTTGTTGATGGATCTACAATTATTTTTTGAAATCTTCTTTCCAATGCCCCATCCTTCTCAAAGTTTTTTCTGTATTCATCTAATGTTGTTGCTCCCACACATTGTATTTCTCCCCTTGCTAGTGCAGGTTTAAATATGTTGGATGCATCCAAAGAACCCGATGAACTACCAGCACCAACAATGGTATGAATCTCATCAATGAATACAATAATATTTGGGTTATTTTGTAATTCTTCAATTATAACCTTCATTCTTTCCTCAAATTGTCCCCTGTATTTTGTTCCCGCAACTATTGAATTCATATCCAAGGAAACAATTCTTTTATCAGATAAATTTTTAGGGCAGTCACCTTCAAAAATTTTCATCGCTAATCCTTCAACAATTGCTGTTTTACCACAACCTGGTTCACCAACAATAATTGGATTATTCTTTTTTCTTCTTGATAACACTTGAGCAATCCTCATTATTTCTTTTTCCCTACCAACAACAGGATCTAATTTTCCCTCACTTGCTAATTTGTTTAAATCTCTACTGAAATTGTCCAATACAGGAGTTCCCTTATCTGAACTTTTTTTGTTCTTATCGTCGTTATCCATATACTCAATCATAATTTTATCTTTTTCGAAAATGTAATAACAATATTTTAAAAAGTGTATTATTTTACGTAATTGACAATGTGTCAGATTGGTATCATTTTAATATGACATTTTGTCAGTTTTTAAGTTTTGGTATATTTTTTATGATAACGGGGTTTAAAATAAACTATAAAAAAAAAATAAAATGTATAACCAAAGATTTAACAAATTGTTTAGAACATTTGATTTATTTGATGAATTGTTTTTTTCTGATTTAAGAAATGATAATTTTATTGAGAAAAATTTTAAATCCCCTGATGGATCTATGTCAATTAGTTATTTTGTCAAAACAAATCAAAAAAACACTATTGATGATTTAAAACACCAATTAAATTTGGCTGTAGAGAATCAAGAATTTGAAAAGGCAGTAGAGTTGAGGGATAAAATAAAAAAATTAGAGGAAAACAAAGAAGCAATATCTCAACTAAAAAAAGAACTCGATGAATGTGTGAAATCTGAAAATTACGAAAAGGCAATCGAATTGAGGGATAAAATAAAATCACTAACTTAAAAAAGTCCACCGAAAGGTGGATTTTTTATTTTAGATATTTATTATTAAAATAAAAATTATGGCAATTTTAAAAGAGGAGATTGTTGGTTCTAAAATTATTAATGAAATAGAATCAAGTAATATTGTTAAAACAGAATACGATACAACAACAAAATTATTAGTGGTTGAATTTAAAAATGAGAGTAAGTACGAATACGAAAACGTACCACATCAAATTTACACTCAATTTAGAATGTCAGAATCACAAGGAAAATTCTTTAATTCTAAAATTAGTAAAATTTACAAATACAAGAAACTTTAAGATAATTTAATTAATCACTGTATTTATTATTGATGGATAAGTACAGCGATATATTGTCAAGTTTTAAGACACAAAAAAATCTGAATCCCAAAATATGGGAAAGCCCAAGCGGTAATCCAAAAATGAATAATAACATTAGAGAAAGGTTATTAGAAATTTCTTATGAATTTTTGGACTTTTTAGGTGTTGATATCATTGTTACTGATATAATAGTAACCGGATCACTATCCAATTATAATTGGTCTAAATATTCAGACGTTGATTTACATATTGTTGCCAATTATAATCAATTTCCCTCTAATCAAGTTGATTTGTATAAGGAGTTTTTTAATCTTAAAAAAATAATTTTTAATGACAAACATGATATCACAATTTATGGATATGATGTTGAACTGTATGTCCAAGATGAGTCCGAAACACATTTTAGTAGTGGGGTGTATTCAGTGTTATTTGATAAATGGATTAATAATCCAAAAAAAGAAAACGTAAAATTAGATTTACAAAAAATAAAAAATAAATCAAAACAATGGATGGACATTATTGATGGTGTTATTGAAAATGCTCAAGATGAAGATATTGATACCGCAAAATCAATTATAAAAAAATATAAAGATAAACTCAAAAAATATAGAACTTGCGGTTTGGAAAAAGACGGTGAATATTCGTATGAAAATTTAGTTTTCAAAGTACTAAGAAGAAATGGGTATATAGAAAAACTTTACAATTTTGGTGATGAGTTTGTTGATGTTAAATTGTCCATCAAATAAAAAAAATACCCCTATACATTGAAATAGAAATAATTAATAATAACGATATATTTATATATAAAAATAATTCAAAAAAAAATACTAAAAATGGGAAGTTTAAAACCAGTAGGTAGTGAAAAACTACAAGGAATTGATAAAATAAAAAGAATTATTGAGATTTCTCGATACAATGAACATATACCAAATCCTGTTAACGAGAATGAGTCTAAAGAGTATTCAAGGTTATTATCTGATGGTAATAGATATGAAATTGTAAAAGAAAAATTAGGTTATATTATAAAAAATCAAATATCCGAGGGTGTTTCTGAATATATTGAACCTATGAAAAATAGAAAATATTTTTCTTCTTATTCACAGGCATTGAAGAAATTAAATTTAATGGCTAAAGAATATAATGTGCTATTTGAAAATAAAAATGGTACGTCTTTATTTGGTGAAGAAAAAAAATATTATCTTAAAAGAGGAATGGATTCTAATGATACTGATGAGTTAGAAGAACAAGCTCCACCAACACCGGCACCTGCTCCTCCCGCACCAGCAGCTCCTGCTCCTCCCGCACCAGCGGCACCTGCGTCCCCTGGTACTACCCCGTCCCCAACTGAACCAACTTCTGATTTAGGGGATGATACAGAAATGGAAGATGATACAGAAATGGAAGATGATACAGAGGGTAAACCAGAAGAAGAAGTTACTTTTAAAACCATACAAAAACTTACAGGAAAATTAGCACAAAAAATACGTGATTTTGAATCAGGTACAACTGAGGAAGAAGAAGGTATGGATGGGAATGATGTTAAATACGTAATCAATTCAATATTGTCGGCATTAGACTTAACGTCATTAGATGAAGATGATAAAGACGAAATTATGGCTCGTATTGAGGGTGAAGATGAAATGTCTGATGAAGAAATGGGTGACGAAACTGATATGGGTGGAGAAACTGATATGGGTGGAGAAACTGAAGGTGAAATGACAGGAGAACCGTCAACAACACCTCCTCCTCCACAGGGTGGTGAAATGATGGAAATGCAATCATTGGCTGATAAATATTTTGAAAAATTAAAAGGAGCGACAACTTCTACAATGTCTAAAAAATTACCTGGTATGGATGAAATGTTTGATTCGGGCGATGATGAAATTTATGGAACTATGAAGGGTCGTTTTGAAGATGATTTTGAAGATGATTTTAAAGAGGATGATTATACAATGAGAGGTGCGAGAAAAAGAAGAAGATTTAGTGATGATAGAGATTTTTCTCACGGAACTTTCGGTGAATCCAAAGTAGATAAAATTTTGACGAGGTATTTTAATGTTGACGAAAAAGAAAGACAATTAAATGAAGAAAAAAGTAGGGAAAAATTAAAAAATCACATTTTAGAAACAAAATCTGAAATTAAAAGATTGTCTGAAACTATTCGTCAAGAAAGAACTGCAATTAAATTTTTAAATGAAAATAAAAAAGCAAACCTAATAGGGTTAACCAACAAGAAAAATTTGATATTTAAAATTAATGAAAGACAATTCAAAATATCACCAAAAGGTACTATCCTATGAACAAATTAATATATATCAATGGTTTAGGTCCTAACTATAAAGGTGATAATATTTATGAATTTATATTTTCAGACACATTAGATGTTTGGGGTGAAAATTGGGAATCCAAACCAGCAAATGGTTATCCATCTCCTCCCGACATAGAATTTATAAAAAAAGTTGGTATTTTAAAAAATGAAGAAATAACATTAGAGTTAATACAAGATTCTGATGTTTTTTCATTAATTGACGCAACAGATGAAGTGATAGCATTAGGCTGGGAAAAAGAAACAGATAATATTGATTTTTCGATTGTTAAAAGATTAGTTTTTAAATTTGGACAATCAGAAGACGAGGTAAAAAATAAATTATACGAACGGGATATCGTTCTTGAATTTGAAAAAAAAGTAGTGTATGAAAACTAAAAACCCTATAACTACCCTGTTGGAAAATGGGATTCACTTTTCTACTTTGACAACTATGTCAGAAAGACAAATTAATGTTTTGGCTGAAAGATTTAAAAAAGAGGAATCAAAAGAGCAGGCAACGGTACCGCAAAACACAACCCCAGTAACAACAACATCAACAAAGTACGTGGTTAAACCAAATTCTAAAACAATGATTAACGGTATTGAAATTGACACGACTGGTGGTAAAACAACCGCAACACCATTAAAAGAAAAGGAAATAACGGAAAAGTTTGAATCAAAGGCACAACAAGGTTTATTTTGGGCTCGTTGCAACAAGTGTAAAACAGAAGATTGTAAGTGGTGTAAAATGGCTAAAGAATTTTCAAAAAGTACATCAAAAAAAGATTATGAAAAAAAGCCAGAAAAAAAACATCCAGAAAAAACCGTGGATTACAAAAAGAAAACTCAAAAAGAACAGTATGAAAAATTTTTAGAAGATAGGATTATGGAGATGGTATTCAAAAACATAGACCCTACTTTGACTGAGAATGAAAAAAACTTTATGTTGAGGAATCCAAAAAAAATGTCTATGTTTTCTGATGAATCGGGAATTGAGATGAAAAAAATGAAAAAACCAATTGGTAAAATGTTTTCAATGAGTAAATTTAATATGGATGAAAACGACACAAAAGAAAAAGAAAGAACAAAAGAAAAAGAAAGAACCACAACACCTAAAAGAAGAGAAAATCCTTTTAAAAACCCAAATCCTGGTGTTAAAGAAAAACCAAGAGGCTCTAAAAAAGACGAAAAGGAAGATGTTAAAATGACATTTATCAATCAAATTAAACAAGCATTAAGATAAAAATGGGAAGTAAAGATTTAGAAAGATTAATCAGAAAAATAATAAAGGAAGCTCCTGTTGATTATGGTAATTATCCTGAAAGGATGGATCCTAGAAGTGAAAAAAAAGTAGAAGATCCAGAAAGTATTTACGCAAAAAACAGGGCTTTTAGGGGTGGTTCTTCCGATGTTGAAAGATTAGCAGGTACAAGATTCAAAGAGATTGTTGATTATGTTAAAAGATATTATAACAAAACAGAAAATGTAACGGATCCATATGTTTTACAATCAATAATAGTAGAACAACAAAGATCGATACAACAAGCTTTAATGATTGAATCATCACACAAAGATAAATTGAAGGATTTGGCAGTAGAAATTGCCGCTAAAGAGGAAGGGTGGATGGAACCAACAATAACATTAGATGAGGCTATCAGAAATGGAGAGATTGGGAAATCCCCAATTCAGAATGGAGGGGCTAAATATAGTTTTGAATTTATTGATGTTGATGCTTACTTGAATGAGAAAAAAATAGATCCGACTCAATTTAGAATGACAGAAAAAGAACCACCTAAATTAGAACTACCTCCTGATTTTGGGTTTGAAATAGATGAGTTAACACCTGAAGAACAAAGACAGTTAGAGATTGAAAAAAGACACGTAGTAAATGCTTTAATTCAAGGGAAAGGAAAACGTGGACAATTTGCTTATCAAGCCTTTAAAAGTAGATTAGATGGTATAGACTCAAGATTGTATTCTATTTATAATAAAATTATGTCTATGAATGATTTAATGTATTTCACATTAGATCAAATGATAGAAAATATGGGTGGTAACGCTGCTGGTTCATCTAATGTTGAAAGTCAAGAAAGTGAGGACAATGAGGGTAATGAGGAAAGTGTTGATGTGGTTGTTGCAAATGGGTTAATATTTCCAATATTACTACACGAACTTGTAAAAGGTTTTGCTTCGGTTGCATCTAGAGAACAATGGAGAGGTATGGATCCGGGTATGGTACAAGATATTATGGGTAAAACCGATGTATTTTCAAATGAACCAATGCAATTCAGAGTTGGTGCAGAACTCATAAGAAAACTTCGAACTATGTTACCAGATGATTTAATTTTAAACGAAAGAAATAAAGTTTATATTCCGTTTTTTGAAAGAATCCTTTATGGAATTCCTGCGGATAGATTTTTGAAAGAAATTATGTCTAATGTAATTTCAGAAAAAGAAGAAGACAATGAAAAAGTTAGAAGTATTTTTGAGGATATATATAGAAAGGCTAAATCAGATTATCAAAAATATAAAGGTTCTGATTACGACGAGGATGAAGATGAAGATGATATTCTTTCCCAATTAGGTATATAATTAAGAAAATTAATAATGAACCCCCTTTTATGAAAATAATTGGGGGTTTTGATATTTATATAAAAATGGTTATATGGGATTAACTAAAGAGCAAATAATGTTAGAGTATGTAAAATGTATGAAAGATACAACATACGCACTCAAAACATATCTACAAACTTACGATAATACTGTTTCACAATACGTCCCATTGGAATTGTTTCCTGATCAAATTACTCTATTAAGTGACTATGAAGCTTATAATGAAAACATCGCACTAAAATATAGACAGGCGGGGGTTTCAACAGTAACAGCGGCGTGGGTATCAAAAAAATTGGCGTTTGCAAAAAAAATTAAACCCGAAAAAATTCTGATTATTGCTAACAAATTAGATACATCTTTAGAGATGGCAAATAAAATCAGAGCGTTTGTTGGGCAGTGGCCGAAATGGGTTGGTATTGATTTTGCACCTGAAAAAAATTCACAAAAACATTATAAATTAAATAATGGTTGTGAAGTAAAGGCTGTGGCAACATCAAAAGATGCTTTACGTGGTTTTACCCCCACCATACTAATATTTGATGAGGCGGCGTTTATTGAAGCAGATAGTGATTTTTGGGCGGCTTGTATGGCATCCCTATCTACGGGAGGTAAAGTAATTGTGGTATCCACACCAAACGGTTACGATCCAATTTACTATGAAATATACGATCAGGCGCTAAGAAGTATGAATGACTTCAAAATCACAGAAATGTATTGGTATAGAGATCCAAGATATACTAAGGATTTATATATGGTTAAAACTGAGGATATTATACACTACCTTTTAAATAAAGAAGAATATACAACAGAACAAATATTGAGTTGGGAATCAATTGCTTTTGAAACTCGTAATTATGATGATTTAAAGGTAATAATTGATTCAGGGTACAAACCTTGCTCATCTTGGTTTGAGAGTATGGTTAAAAAACTCAAATATGACAAACGAAAAGTCTCACAAGAGTTAGAATGTAATTTTTTAGGTTCAGGGGATAATGTATTTGACTCCAAGTTGATGCAAAAAATCCGAGAGAATATGGTTAAAGAACCATCAAATAAAATGATGGGTAACTCTTTATGGATATGGAAAGAGCCAATAGTCGGACACAAATATATTATGGGTGTTGACGTTTCTCGTGGTGATAGTGAAGATTTTAGTACAATACAAATTATAGATTTTGACGAAAGAGAACAAGTGTTAGAATATATTGGGAAAATACCTCCAGATGTACTTGCTGAAGTCGCTTACAAATGGGGTAATATGTATTCTGCCTATATTGTAATTGATATTACTGGTGGGATGGGTATTGCGACATCAAGAAAATTACAGGAACTTGGATATAAAAATATGTATGTTGATGGGGTTGATTTAAATAATACTTGGAAGTACAACCCAAAGGCGGTTGATAAAATTCCCGGTATAAATTTTAACAACAAAAGGGTTCAAATCATTGCTGCCTTTGAGGAAGGAATGAGACACAAATTCAGAATTTATAGTTCTCGTTTATATAATGAAATGAATACTTTTGTTTATATAAATGGAAGACCTGATCACCAAAAAGGACATCACGATGACTTAATTATGTCAATATCAATGGCACTATATGTTGGTGAATCCTCTTTCTCAAGTTTAGAAAAAGTTACAGAACAAACAAAAGCAATGATAGAATCTTGGGCGGTAAACAATAATGAGTCGGTAAAAAATGTAATAGATTTTAATCCGGTAATACCTCATTTTAATCAAGATAGATTAAAAGAAAATTCATCCGCAACTAGAAAAGATTACGAAAATTATGGTTGGTTATTTGGATTATAAAAAAAATAATTATGGGATTAATAAGTAGAAAAAGAACTGGGAATTTAATATCAGGAAGTAAATTAGTAGTTCCAGGTAATAATATACTCACTTACAAAAAATTTCAAAACGACTTCCAAGGTAAAAAAGGTAGTAATCCTGAAAGTTACACACAGAATCCACAAAATTCTGGAACAACTATCAACACATAATACTATACTTATTAATGAAAGTATTTAAAATTATATATAAAAATATTTGATATCAAAATGGAAGAAAATAAAAATTTTACAATTTGGCAAAAACTTTCCCAAGCATTCGGACCGAATTCACTATTGGGTCAGGATTTGCCAACATACAAATTAGATAAAAAAGAATTACTAAGAACTACCGATAAAAAAGAATATGAACTTGAGAAATTACAAACTCAACAATCTTTATATCTATCGGGACAGTGGGCAAAGATTGAAAATAATTTATATACTCAAGCGGTATATTATGAACCAACAAGATTGGCATCATTTTATGATTATGAATCTATGGAGTTTACTCCTGAAATATCCACAGCGTTAGACATATATTCAGAAGAATCAACAACAGCAAATCAAGATGGGTACATTCTTCAAATTTACTCTGAATCAAAAAGAATCAAAGGTATTTTGGCTGACTTATTTAATAATGTTTTAGATATTAATACCAATCTTGCAATGTGGACAAGAAACACTTGTAAGTATGGTGATAATTTTGTTTATCTAAAACTTGATCCTGAAAAAGGAATTGTTGGTTGTATGCAATTACCAAACATAGAAATTGAACGTTTGGAACGTGGTATGCAAGCCAAGTCAATTAACGCTGAGGTTAATCCAAAAGCCAAG